TAAAATTATCCCGCCTTGAACGGTTTTCGGTGTTAGTTTGCCTATGTATTTAGTACCCTGTTTGAAGTTTTCCCACGTCACATACTTATAACAGTTTTCCGGCATACCAGCACAGGTTATTTTCAATTCTGTAATATAATCACCGTACCCATTTTTCATTAAATGCCCGTTGTCTATCAATATTTCATCTTCAATATATCGTTTTGCTTGTAAAAAGCGTGCCCTTTCAAAACTGCTTTCATGTTTCCATTTTCCCAATTCCCTACTATCTATATCAATACAAGTTGGATATTCAAAGCCGCTTAAATGTATACTATCTGTGTCACTGTATAAATAGCGGCTGTGTCCTGTTTGTTTTATACTCTCCTCATGTATTTTTTGACTTGCTGTAATCGTGGTATATCTCGCCCACGCAGTTATAAAAGTGCCTACTGGAATATACACTGGGGTTCTAACTGTTTTATTAGTGGTTTTAATTTTCCCGTTTTCGTCATATATCGGGTTACCGTTTTCGTCACAAAGTTCATACTCAATGTCTTTATATTTTACTATCTTTTCATTTTCATCATAATAGGGGTATTTACTGCCTACAAAGGGATTTAAGGCAAATTTACCGTATAAATTATTTAATACTAATTTAGCAATGGTTCGTTTGCCCTTGTTTCCTTGTTTGTCTGCGGCTATTTTCTTTTCATTCCATTTTTTAACCCACTTGCAAAATAGCGTTGTTGATGATTTAAACATATAACCGCCCAGCCATTCCACATTAAAAATATCATAGTGTTTCAGAAATAATTCAAGGTCAACGCTTGTCAATGATAATTCTGTTAGTTCGTCAACTCCTGTTTTACTATTAACACTACTTTCTAAATAAGTTGTAGAATTAAAGAACGGGTTATTTTTTAATTGAATAGTGGGTAAATGATTAGGCTTTAATTTAAAAAAGCAACGCAGATTTTGAACATATAACGGGTAATCATTATTAGGCTGATATTTTCCGGAAAATTCAAGCGGCACGCCATACGGTAAAGGGCGAAACGCCATAACAGAGGGGTAAAGGCTATTTACATCAAATACAATGCCTTTGCCTATATCTTTATTTTGGTTTTCCGGATTGGCAAACGTATAGCCGCCCTTGTAACTCATTCTGATTTTACTATCTGTGTCAATATCCAGTACCGGAAAATAGCGTTCAAAATCTTTTCCCATATCCTTTTTATAATCAGCTAATGCACAGCTACCAATGGTCATTTTATCAAACCCGTCCGAAATCATTTCGGCTAATGCCATAGCCATTATTTGAACATCATTTTTTAAATATTCCCATTCCTCGACAGTTACCGCACACGGTTTATTATGCCTGTCGTAATCTATACAGCCTTTTTTGATTGGCAAGTCAAAAGCCTTTGCAACCGCTGAAACAGGCATATTTAATAATTTTAGACTATCTAAAATAGTTATTTTGTCTGTGTGCTTTCCCTTTTTACTAAAATAAATATCAGTACCATAAAACTTTCCATCATCTGATATTATTGTTGTAAAGTCGTTGCAACTACACAGCTTTTTATCCTTTTGCCATGTGTACCCGTGTGTCAGTAAATAATCTAATATGTAGCTGTCGTCAAATTTGAGATTATGAAAATATAGTGTAGGATTCCCAATACCTCGACACGTTTTGAAAAAATCGTCTAAATTTTCGCCCATTATCACATTATCGGGGTTTCCCACTTCACACAACCCCCATGCCCAAACCGCCGCTGGTTCAACAGTCGTTGTTTCAAAATCAGCTGTATATATCTTTTTCATGTTATCAAACCTTGCAATAGTCTAACAGTCCTGTTAATCTTTTCTTTTTCGGGTATATTTCTATCATAGTGAAAATTAGGTGTTATTTCCTCGAAACCCTCGTAATATAAAGCAAGCAGTTTTTCACCGTCTATTCTGTCGCACAAATCGCTTAATTTTTGTGCGGTCTGTGAATTGTAAACAGCGAAAAATGTTTCCTTTAATGTGCTTAAATAGGCTTTTGCCTCAATTTCGTATCTGCTATCACTTATTTTCTTTTCGACATATTCAGCAAATTTTTTAAAACCGCCTTTTTCAGATTTATTGAAATCAAAATTAATTGGCTTTGCTTTTTGTTGTTGTACCATGCGCCTAACTGTTGTTGCCTTTTTCCCGTCAATATATACGGGCATTTCATCAATTTTCTTTTGTTCGGCTCTCCTCTGCGCATTAAGGCGGCGCACATTCTTTTTAGTTTGTTCTATTTCAAAAAGTGTTGCCCGTTCGCCTTTTTCATTAGTAACAACTTTTTCCATGCCACGCTGGGAAAAACTCGACAGCTTTTCAAGTGTTCGATTTAAGTCTTTTCGGCTTGCAATATCCTTTTTCAAATCCTTAACTTTTACCTTTTCCGGTAACACGTCTTTTAATTCTGGATTCTTTTTAAGCTGGTATTCAATTTTGGCATTAAAATTTTTCGCTAACCTTGCAAGTTCTTTTTTGTCATCCTCTCTCCACCTAATTTTATTAAATTTTGGCATTGGAATATTTCACCGTCCTTTAATATTAAAAATCCTCGTTGTTCAATTTGCTTGTATAAAACACAGTCAGCTAATAAATTAAATTCAATGTAATAATTGAACCTATTTGACAAACTGTCATTAAGCTTTTTTCTGTTTTCCTTTTGTCTGCTGATAAAACTATCTAAATGATATTTAGAGGAAAAAACAAAGGTCGCCCCTGTGTCTGTGAAGTACCGATACGGAGAAACAGTTAAATCATATTCTACGCCGCCACGTGTCATAAATTCACCACCTTTTCAAAATTGTTCCACGTGGAACAATTAAAAATAAAGGACGGCAACAGCCGCCCCATTGTTTTTAAACCGTTGCAACATTCAGTGTCAACATTTTTCTGTCGCCTTTTGTAATCTGCTTAACCATAAGCGGAATAGGCTTTTCCCAATTCTGCGGCTCACCGTAAACGCCAAACAGCTTTTTCAGCGCAGAAAATACGCCGATTGAAACGCATTGATATCCGTTGTTCTTGTCGTCAATAAGCACGATACGGGGACAGGGTTTAACCTCTCCTGTCTGTTCGTTGGTACAGTTGACAACCTCAACAAAAACGTCCTTAACGCTGATAGTCTGATTGATACAGTCGCCCAGTCTGTTCGCCGGATTGTTCATAGCATTGAAAAGTACAGCTTTTTCCTCGGCAGTTTCGGCTCTCATTGAGCAATACTGTGTTGTTCGGCTTGTCAGGTCAACAACGAAATTTGCGTCGCCGTCCATTGTTTCAACTGTTGCTGGTGTCGCAGTTTCAGTTGTTGCAAGTGAAAATTCATTTGTCTGTGTTTCCTGTGCCTGTGCCATTTCTTTTTTACTCATTTTCAAATACTCCTTTATTCAGTTATTTTTGTAGCGTGTTCAAGAAATTTTTCTCCCGTCATTGTGTACTTTTCAACAGTTTCCACAATGTTTTCAACAAGAATAATTTCCTTTCTGTCGAATCCCATTTTTTCCTTGACAATTTTAACAGCATTATTTTCTGTTACTGTGTCATAGGTTTCAACCGCTTTAAGCGGCTGGTTTACGATTTTTCCCTCGACTTTTGCAATGCGTACAGCGTGAATCGTGTACTTTTTAAACTCTTTTGAAATACTTCTCATTTTCAAATCACCCTTATAACGTTAATTCGGGCGTGTTAACGTCTGCGAAATCAAACCCCGTTGCTATAATCTGCTCATAGTCGTTATTATAGCCCCAGATTAAAAACTGTGTACATGACATTTTAATACACACTAAATGTGTGATATTTTTGTCGTTATCCTCGACCCACATTGTCACCCTATCGGGTGACTGTTTTATGAGTGAGAAATTCACAATTTTCAGCCCCAGTTTGTCAACATAGTTTTTCAGAACGGAATAAGCACTATAATATGTGTTCATGGTTTCAAATTTTACTCCTTAATTTTTGCCGTTACATAATAGCCGCCGTAGTTTAAAGCCTCGACATTGCTATCAATGCACTTTATTAAGCTGATACTCTCCACATCTGCGGCATTTGCAAATTTAGAAATTTCTGTAATTACTTCATTATATGCCGCTGTGTAGGTCTTATTAGTTGTAAAACCGTTAAGCATATGAACGCCCATTTGTGGAAAGTACCTTGCATTTACTACAATCAAATTTATCACCCCTTTCAATATTCCACGTGGAACATTTTGAAAATTTCCGTTTCACCTTAAAACGGATAAACCTGTTAGACAGCAAAAGACAATTGAATAAACCCAATATTTTTTATTTGCCCGTGGGGCATTGGTAGCGGCTGATTTAAGGACAACCGCCCGAAACCTTTACCTTACATATACTATTATACCCGATAACGTGAAAAATGTCAACAGTTTTTTGTATTTTTTACAGTTTTTCGCCGTAAAAAATAACGCTATTTTGTCGCTGAAATTTGTATAAAATGCGCAATAAAATATTGACTAAATAAATGACCTGTGATATAATAGAAAAGAAGTAACAGACAGGGAGTGAAAAAAGCATGAAAAAACTACTGGACAAAGTGTTAAACATTCGGGGCATAATGGCGTTTATACTTACTGTAACTTTTGCTATACTTGCAATTTTGCGCATTGTTACCCCGTCGGAATTTATGACGATTTTCACCGCTGTGATTGTTTACTTTTTTGTAGACAATAAAAATAACAGAAAGGGTGGTAAAAATGAATAGCCCATACATGGGAAATTTTAAGGTAACACAGGAATACAAAGGCGCAACACATGACGGGCTTGACCTTGTAGGACAGGACACTAAAAACATACATAGCACTGTAAACGGCGTTGTTGAATTTGCAGGGTGGGAAAATCCGGCTAATCATTCGCAGGGTTTCGGGCAGTATGTTAAAATTGTGGATAGTGTCACGGGGTACGGTTTTTATTTTGGACACCTCTCTACTATCAAAGTTAAAGCAGGGGACAAAGTGAAAATAACTGACGTTATCGGCGTTGAGGGTTCGACAGGCAACAGCACGGGTTCTCACTGTCATTATTGCATACGCAAAAACGGAAAAGGAACTCACATTGACGTTTCGGCGTTTTCCGGAATCCCGAACAAAATCGGGGTTTATAATGACGGGTACACAGGAACAACCCCCGGAACAACGGGAAAAAAGGTCGAACTAAAAATTGACGGTAAAACCGTATACACAGGAACATTTTGAAAGAGGTGTGAAACATATGACACGTGAGGAATTTAACAGTAAAGCAAGCGAACTGCTGGCAAACGCCGCAGACACTGGCAAAGTATCTGAAATACTTGACGAACTGCGCACGGGCTTTAATGAGGAAATTACCAAAGGCGAAACCGCCGCCGCCGCAGTTTCGGACTTAACCGCAAAGAATGAAAATTTACAGGCGGCTAACATGGCGCTTTTTCTGAAAACTGGCGAAACAGCGGCAACAGGAGAAAACGCAGAGGAAAACGCAGAGGAAAACGAAAATAAGCTTGAATATGCAGACTTATTTGATGAAAAAGGGGAGTTAAAATAATGGCAACTACTGAAACAATGGTAAATGTGTTAAACACAATAAGGGCAAACGCAAGCCCCAGCTATCAAGAGAGAGTTCCACAGGCAACGCAGGACAATATCACAGCCGTGGGAAATCCTTTACTTGAATACAACGCAACAATGAACGAATTTCTTACAAGCCTTGTTAACAGAATCGGGCTGGTTATTGTCCGTAATAAAGAACTTAATAACCCGTTATCAATTCTGAAACAAGGCGAAATGCCGCTGGGCAAAGATATTGAGGAAATCTGGACAAATCCGGCAAAGGCTGAAACATTTAACCCACAGTCAACAGACCTTTTGAAAAGAAAACTGCCGGACACAAAAACCATTTTCCACAGACTTAACAGACAGGATAAATACACTGTATCTATCAGCAACCCACAGTTGCGACAGGCTTTCACAAGTTGGGAGGCTTTAGACAGCCTTTTAAACAGCATTGTTACAAGTCTGTATTCCGGCAACTACCTTGACGAATTTATTCTGTGTAAAAATACACTTGCAAGCGCAATAGCAAATAACAAGTGCGTAAAGCAGACAATCGCAAACATAACCGACGAGGCAAGCGCCAAAGCGTTTATAACTACTGCCCGACTGTACCACAGGAATATTACATTTCCGTCAAAAAATTATAACGCTTATTCTATCAGCGGCGGCGACGGTGAGGTAACAACATGGACACCTGCGGAAGATATTAGGTTCATTATCCGCAGTGATATTGAAGCTTATACAGACGTCAATGTACTTGCAAGTGCCTTTAATATGTCAAAAGCTGACTTTTTAGGTAGTACCCTTGTTGTTGATGACTTCGGCAGTGCGACTAACTGCGTTGCCATGATGTTTGACAAAGCCTATACACAGATTTACGACAATTACAGAGAAATGACGGAATTTTTCAACGGTGATACCCTTACATGGAATTACTATTATCATGTATGGCAGACTTACAGCGTTTCCACTCTCTGTAATGCTATCGCTTTTGTGACGGGGGAATAAACTATGTTTACCCCGTCAACAGCGGTGTATCTATGCAATACACCGCTGAAAAGTGATAATAAAAATCAGATATCATTCAACAGCAGTGAGGAACAATTCGCCTATTTTAACGGGTTAGCTGTGCGCCGCTTTTCTGATTTTACGTATCAAAGAAAAGATAATATTATCCGTGTGCCAGTTAATGCTGAAATACTTTTCAATGACGGTGTTAATTATGTTATGTATGATAACAAAAATTTTTCAAACCGCTGGATATACGCATATATAACAGAAATTGAATATATCAATGCTAATGTATCACACATACATATAAAAACAGATGTTTTTCAAACATGGTTTTTAGACTGCGAAATTCTGCCGTCGTTTGTTGTCCGTGAAACTGTTATTAATGACGATTTATTCAAGCACACGTTGCCCGAAAATTTACCGACAGGGGAACAAATCACAGTTGCAACTACAACTATAGCCGACAGCCTTAATTCCCAGTCGCCGGACGAATTTGATAATAATTATTATTGTGTAATAATGACAAGCGAACCAGTAAAATGGCTATCAGCTACAATTCCGGCGGTTGATAGTTTTGTAGGCGGCGTTGCTAACCCTTGTTATATGTATGCTACCAGCCTATCAGATTTTTATTCCTTTATGGATAAAATAACAGAAAATGGACAGGTCAGCGCCGTTGTTTGCTGTGTTGCTATCCCGAAATTTTTTGTAAATTTCCACGAACTTGGCACAGGCGGCGGAACTGGGGGTGGCGGTGAAACTGGGGCTAATTATTTAGGTTCACCTTATTCGGCAAGCTTTACTATAACACAGACTTATAACCCCCCTAATCACTATGGTATTGATATGGTGGGTTTATCTGATAAAAATATTTATACGCCCGTTTCCGGTACTGTTGTGGATAGCCGTTGGGAAAATGACAGTGACCATTCACAGGGGTACGGGCAATTGATAAGAATACTTGACAGCGAAAGCGGCTTGTATTTTATTTTCGGGCATTTATCGGAAAGAAGTGTTTCACAGGGTGACACGGTAACCACAGGGCAGAAAATAGGCGTTGAGGGTTCGACAGGTAACAGCACGGGTTCACACTTGCATTATCAAGTTTCCGAGGGCTGGAATGAGGGCACGCAGAATCCGGCTAATTACGGTAATTTTCAAAACGTCGAGGGGGTTCAATAATGGCAGTTGGTTATATTACAGATATCAACGCAGAATTTGCAAGGCTTGAAACCGTTGTAAATAAAAATCTTAAAACGATTGACGGTTACACACCTAAGAATAAAAAATGTTTTTGTTACCCTTATAATTATTTAAGTTTAAATAATAACAGCGGTGTGAAAATCATTTTAAAGTATGAACTGTTTGACAATCCGGACAGTACGACAGCAACTATAAAATATTATCCTGTTGTGGGAAACAATCCTGTTTTACTTTGTGTACCTACTAACTACAAAGGGCAGACAAAAAATTTTGATAATTCTGTACAGTTTGCCAATTTTCCGCCATTGCCGTGGTCATATGACGTTTTCAAAAATTGGGCGGCTTTGAATAGTAATTCTATTACTATGAGTTTTGCGCAAAAAGGGTTAAGCCTTGCAACTGCGGCGGCGACTGGAAATGTGGGCGGCGTTATCAGTGGCATAACGTCAACAGCCGCCGAACTTGCAAACATGGCAGATAAACAGCAACAGCCGGACGAAATGAGAGGAACGCCACAGGGTAACGCCCTTTTATATTCCGGTGGAGCTGGCGTGTTTGCCCGTTGCGAATGTTGCCGCAGTGAATATATATCGAAAATTGACGATTATTTTACACGGTTCGGCTACTTAATAAATGAAGTTAAAAAGCCGCTTTTGAAAAATCGGAAAAACTTTGATTATATTCAGACTAAAGATATTGACATAACAGGCGGCATTCCCACAGAGGATTTAGAGGAATTATGTAGTATTTTTAATAATGGCGTGACTATATGGCATAACCCCAAAACTTTTGGAGATTATGATGTAGATAATTCGCCAATTTAAAAATTGTTCCACGTGGAACAATTCAAGGGAGTGTGAAACATTGAAACATGATTTTTCGCCAGTGTTGAATCCGGCAAACAAAAGCTTTGATACAACGGCGGCGTTAAACAATGCAACATATTTAGACTATTACAAAAGACTGCGTTTGTTAGCGTTGTCAATGTTTGAGTGGGAAAATCTGCCGGACAGTATGAACGAACGATTTCTTGAAAAAACATTATATATGTACGGTTTAGCGTGTTTTTGTTATGACGATAATTTAGGTTGGTTAAGTCTGCGCTGTATTCCGTCGGCAGAGTTAAACGTCTATGAGGAATCTTTAAAATATACCGCCTACTCAATAAATTATACAAAAACTTTTAACCGGAATGACATCATATTAATACGCAACAATTTAGACCAGTTGCCCACAGATATGACTATACAGCTTTTCGCCCGTCGCTTGTATGAGTGTGAGCGCACTATTGATGTTAACATCAAAGCGCAAAAAACGCCCGTGTTAGTCAAATGTACTGAAAAGCAAAGGCTAACCCTTAAAAACGTCTATATGAATTATGACGGAAACAGCCCTGTTATTTTCGGGGATAAAGACCTTGACACTAGCAACTTTGAAGTGTTACAGACTGGAGCGCCGTTTGTTGCTGATAAATTGGCAGAATATAAGCGTAATGTATGGAGTGAAATGTTATCATTTTTAGGTGTTAACAACGTTGCAACCGAAAAAGCGGAGCGACTTGTCACAGATGAGGTTAACGCCAATAATCAAATGGTACAGTTAGCCGCCGAAACTATGTTACTGACAAGGCAACAGGCGGCAAAGGAATTTAATGAAACCTACGGTTTTAATGTAAAAGTTAAGTTAAGGACTTTTGACGAAATGCAAGAACTTTTGCAACTGGAAAACGAAACCGAAACGGACGACGAAACGGGGGCGGCAGATAGTGAGTAAATACACTACAGAATTAAGATATCTGATTGAAAATAATTTTGATATTGGGTTAAAAGATTACCCCATTTTCGACGAAAACTACAGAGAGCCTTTGAACCGAAAAATTATTAATCATTACTATTTTAGAGAAATAGGCTTTGAAACTGCCGAACTTTTCAAGCGTTATCTAAATAATACCATGAATGAAATAATGCCGTACTATAATCAGTTGTTCAAATCTGAACTTCTGGAATTTAACCCCTTTTACAATGTTGATAAAACAGTAACAGCAGATAAAAATAATAATAGTGTTTCGGACTTCGTGGGAAATATCAGCGGAAAAAATACGCAGACCGCAGACACCGAAAACACACAGACCAATAACGGCAAACAGCAAACCACAACTGCCGCTACATCAACGGGGGAAAGCGTGGGTAATTCAACAACCACAAACAAAAACAAAAATGTTTCAAGTGATACGCCGCAAGGTTTCTTGTCAATCAATAGTATTGAAAACGAAACTTATGCAAGTGCGGCAGAAATGGGAAACGCTGAAAGCATAAACAATAGCAAAGCAACCTCAAACAATGCCGAAAACGGCATAACAGACCAAACAACCGCAGACGAAACAAAGGCAACGGGCAACAGCAAAAGCAACGCCACGACCGAAACCGACACAGCAAATAAAACAACGTCAAACGACTTTGAAAATTATATCAGTCATGTTATAGGCAAATCAGAGGGTGAAACCTACAGCGAAATGTTAATGAAATTCCGTGAAACATTCCTAAACATTGATATGATGATAATTGACGAATTAAAGACTTGTTTTATGATGATATATTAAAAGGAGTGTATGAAAATGAATGAACCATTCAACAGCCAAGCACCGCATTTTTTAACGAGGGTTAAAGCCTATTGTGCTAAAGTGTTGCCGCTTGTATTTGACAATTCATTAAGCTATTATGAATTTTTAGGTAAAGTATGCCACAAGCTTAACGAATGTATTGACGCTTTAAATGCGCAGAATCTCAATATTATTGAGTTCACACACATGGTACAGCTTGAAATGGAAAATTTTGAAAAGTACATTGAAACCCGTATGACCGACTTTGAAAACGGCATAAAAACGGAGTGGGCGCAGTACAAAGAGGAAATAAACCAAGCGTTTAACGATTTCAAAACACAAATTGAAACAGAGTGGGCGGCAGAAAAGGCAATTAATGAAAAATTCAGAAATGACCTTTTAAATGATTTCAACACCTTTAAAAATGAGGTAACCGCAGAGCAAACACGCTTTGAAAATCAGATTAAAGCGGACTTTAACACTTTTAAAGAAAGTGTTAACACAGAGATTGAACAGTTTGAACAGGCAACAAATACCGACTTGTCAGCATTCAAGAATACAATGCAGACACAGCAGAATGAATTTGAAAAACACATGGTTGAGTTGTTCAATAATTTTAAGACCACAGAAAAACAGGCAAGAACAGATTTTGAATCTAATTTCCAGCAGTTGTTTGAACAATGGAAAATTGATACACTAAACGCACTTAATAAAAGTATAAGCGACTGGGAAACAAATGCTAATACCGCTTTAATGTCAGCAATTGAGGAAAAAATCAGCGGCTATGTTGCTACCTTTAATGCACAGCTTAATCAGTTAACACTTGACTTAAACGCTGAACGAGAGGACAGGCGGCAGCATGACGAATCTTTACAGAATCAAATCAACCAGTTAACACCGACTGGCAGTATTAAAGCTGATACAGCAGACAGCGACGGAAATTCACAGCTTTACACAATCAACCCCGATACACAGGCACGCACAAATATTTTCCCAAAGGTTAACAACAGCGGCGGTAATATTCCCGAAAATGTTGTAACGGCTGGAGAAAAAAATGCTCGTGGAGTTTGTGAACTGTCCGCAAATGGTGAAGTATTTTTACCAAAAGGCGAATTATCACCCGTTTATTTAATACCTAACACCGATACAAACGAATCATATTTAAAACCAATTGGCGGCGGACGTGGAATAATGCGGCACAATTTACTTGCAAATGACAGCACAGGTTTTATAAACCTTAAAGGCACTACAGATTTAGGAAACGCCTTTATTAAAATTCCTATTGCTGATTTAGGACTTTCAACTGCGCCGAATGACGGGAAAGAAATGTTAAGCAAGTTGCAAATTGACTTTGAAATATACACGGACGGCGACAGCAACAACATACTTGCAAAAGCCGGACTGCGCTTTAATTTGTACTGGGCACGTTTTGACGGTGACTATTGGAAATGCGGCTTGATGTGTACGGGTTTCAATGATACTACGGGCATTGCCACAGTACCCCTTGCAAGGCTTATAACAAAAATCAATTTAGTTAATTACAACGCACCCCAGCCGTCCACAT